ACTCATAGTATATGCTCCAGTTCTCTTGGTATTTTTTATATTTTGATTTGCTTGGGTTGTCGGGGTACACCTTGATCGTCTTACTGTTTATCAACGACCTCGGTATCATCCACCACTCTTTTAATGGAGATACATAAATACCTACAACATCTATATCATCTGACATATATCCTTTAGTTGACGCACCGCACGATGAGTTGACCGTGTAAGCAGACTTATCTCGTACTGATGTACTTTTTATTTGTACCTTCAGGTCTCCTGCTGGACAAGTGACAATAAAGTCCCAAGGCATCGGCGTTGTAGGGGTATGTGGTTCGAAGTCACGCTCTAAACATTCAGCTATAAAACGTGTCTCTGCTATTGCTCCGATCCGTTGTGCGTTTGATGATGGCATCTTATCGTTGTATTGTTGTCTCCAATCGTAATCGACCGTAAGGTCTTGTGTATCATAGACATTGGCTAAGGTAGTGTACATATCATATTCTATCTCTGTCATGATTAGTGTGTCTCAGCCCAGTTGTTACCGATCTTATACTCACCATCTAACGGTACGTTAAGCTTCAGTTGTTTACCTGCGTGTTGGATAGATTCAACAGCTAACTTACCGAACACTTCCGCTTTATCAGGTGTAACCTCTGCTTGGAACTCGTCGTGTATGTTAGCAACGAATGCATACTCTCTACCGTGTTGCCATCTCAATCCATTCAACAAATGAAACAGCTGGATCAGTGCTACTTTCATACACACAGCACCAGCCGATTGTAATAACATGTTAAGTGCTGCGTGACTACTGCGTATCGGTAGTATGCGTCCGTCAAGACCCTTCAGTTCTCCACCGTGCTTTACCTTTCGTTGTACATCCTGTTGTAAACGAGCGAGTGCTGGTAGACTGCTGAAGAACTTACGCTTTAGTTGTTGTCCGAGCTGTGCGTTACCACCTGCTATGTTACCTATCTTCTCGTCACCTGCCCCATACAACAAAGCATAGATGAATGTCTTAGCTTGGTCACGTGTCTCAAGACCTGCTGCCTGTTGATTAACTGTGTGTACATCTCCTTCCGTTACGATCTTGGCGTACTCTCCTCTGTCGTAGAACGCCATGTAGTGTGCAAGCATACGAAGCTCTAGACCAGATGCGTCACACCCTACTAACTTATATCCTTTACGCACTGTGAATAACTCACGACACTCCGCTCCGTACTCTGCTCGTACACTCGGTACTTGTGCTACATTAGGCGTTTGGTGTGTACATCTGCCTGTCACTGCACCGTTGGTATTTACTCTACCGTGTATCACTCCGTTCTTCTGTAGCTTCAGCCACGCTTGTTGACCTTCGGCTAACTGACCAAGTCTTTTCTGTACCAATAGATACGATAACAAATCCTCTGCTATAGGGTGGTCAATACCACGTAGTACAGATTCATCTACCTTATAAGATACACCGTCGTTCTCAGTAGGTAGTTCATAACCAAGACCCATCAATCGTTCAGCTATCTGCTTACGACTGCCGGGATTAAAAGGTATCTCTTTCACTGCGTTGCCAGTCTTCACTGCATTCTTAACGAGTGCTTGTACTTCCCCTGCTTCCTTTAGTTGTAGCTTGAGATCGTTCTTTGTTTTACCTTCGTAAGTTGCTTGGTCTGTTTCTAGTGTCCAACCAGCTGGACTCTTCATCTCTACCTGTGTAGGTTTCCATTGAGTCTGTAAGTCAGTGGTCAGCTTCGCTCGGATACCCATAAGCTTGGCAGTCAGTACGTCTGCTTTATCCATATCAAACTTAAACCCGTGTCGCTCTTGCAAAGAGATAACAAACTTGAACCAATGCTCAATCGCTATCATCTCTCGGCTGGGGTTCTGCTTGAATAGATAATCGTACAGCAACTGTGTTACTATAACATCACGCTCGCAGTACTTCCGCATCTCTTCGTTGTACTCCTCAAATGCATCGTCCTCTTCTCCGTACGTCAGCTTGGTTGTGCTACCCATACGGTGTCCCCACGCTTTCAACGAGTGACTACCAACAAGTGCTTTATCAAACTTGTTCCGTCCGAAGTCGTCGTTACGTAGGTCAGGAAACACACAGCGACTAACAACAAGTGTATCTAATACTTTTACTAGTGGTGGCGAGAAACCGTACAGCTTCTTCAGTGCAGGTATGTCAAAGTCTATGACGTTGTGTCCGACGATACGTTCTGCTTTCTGTAGCTCCAACAATCCACGCTCTATACTTTCCCCGTGGAATGTCATCATCTTAGGAAGCATAGGATCGTAGATAGATAGACAGTGACAAGTGTGAAGGTCTGAGTAGGTGGACCAATCGTTAATGGCGTTGGTCTCGATGTCAAAGAATAGTGTTCGTGTCATGATGTTGATTTATAGTTGCTAAGGTTATTACGCTTCCAATCTTCATATAAACTAAAGGGAGGAACATAATCATATTTAAGCTCGAACTGCTCATCTTCATCTACAAAAAGAGCTACCAAGTTCATGTACTTGTAATACATAAAACACCATTCTTCCTTTAAATTTGAGCGGGACTCGTATGATAAGTTAAGATTTTTAAGTTTATTTGGTATACCTGCTATCTCAGTGCATATGTGTTTCAATCTAATCTTAGCTGCTTTATCAGCTCTTGTTTTATAATCTACATCTAGTATCTCATGATTAAAATCGCTTAGTAATATATCTTTAGCTAAGTACTTAATCTTAGCCTTCTGCTTATCACTGCATTCGTAGTCTACAGATGCTATGTCAATTATGGTCATTAGTTTTTCTCTTATTTCTTTATTCATATTTAGAATGGGTTATTGGTTTCATCATTTGGTTTGAATATTTCGGGTGTGTATCGTCCAGTGTCTCCGCTGTAATACAATGTATCGCAGTGTCCTGTCTGTCCGCTGAATCTATTCTTCAACACACGCACCCTTGTTTCGTTACTTACTGTTTCGCTTTGTTGGTTTCGTTCCAGACCGATCACCATGTCAGACAGCTGTGCGATTGCTTGGCTACCTCTGAGGTGGTGCAGACTTACTCGTCCTCCCTCTTCGTGTCCACTATCAACACGCTTCAAGTGACTGACTAGTACCATACCACACCCTGTCTCTTCGACTAAAGAACGTAGCTTGGTCATGGTGTTGTCGATCAATCGTCGCTCGTCATCTCCTTGGATACCACTAACAACAATCGATAGGTGATCCAAGAATATCCACTTACAATCGTAGCCTTTGACCAAGTACTTTATCTTACCTAAGAGGTTGTCGCTATCCATACTGCCGAAGTGATCGTAGGTGTAGAAGTTACCGTTACCTACCGTCTCTTCAAACGCAGGTCGCAGTACCTCCTCACTTGTATCGTCCTCTTCTAGGTGTATAGGTTTGTTGATGTGGATGCCCATGATACCGAGTGCTGTGCGTCGTACACTTTCTTCAAGAGCGATGTATCCTACCTTCTCGTTCAGTCCGAGTATGTGGTGAGCTATCTCTCTACAGAACAACGACTTACCGATACCACTCCCCGCACACACAGTAACAAGTTCTCCTTGTCTCAGTCCCAGTGTCAGCTCGTTCAGCCCAGCATACGGATACGGTATAGACTTACTGTTCTCTCTGTCAGCTATGACATCCCACAGTTCTTTACCGTTTACGATACCGTCGGGTCTGTACTCCCTAGCATCGAACAAGCAACTGACTAACTCCTTCGCTCGTCCAGCTACTAGCATATCAGATGGGTCCTTCAGTGGTATCTCTGCTATGTACGCTTTGCCGGGTGTAAGAAGTGCTGCACATTCTGCTGCTCCCTTTCGTCCGACATCATCCATATCGAAACAGAAGACGACTTGTTCGTACCTGTCTAACCAATCGATTGCTTGAGCTACATATTTCTTAGCTGCTCCTGCTCCGTTCGGTACAGATACGACGGGCCACTTGTTATCCATAGCTTGGCTAGTACTAAGAGCGTCGATCTCTCCTTCTACTACAATGACACGACGACCACCGTCACGCCACAGGTGCTGACCGTACAGTCCTAGTAGCTCTCCTTTGATGTGGAACTTCTTGTTAGGTGTACGAATCTTTTGACCGCACGTCTTGCCGTCTCGTGTCTTATAGTTTGCTATCTGTACAGGCTCACCATTCATAGCACCACACCAGTACCCCCACTTCCGACAAGTGTCTTCGGTGAGGTTGCGTCGTGCTATAGCTTCTGGTTTTCCTTGTACATAATCTCTCGGTGTTAGGGAAGTGGTTTCGTTCTTCATTCGTCCGGCTCCACGATGATCGTCGCAACTGAAACAATGGGTGCTACCGTCGTCGTTAGTGGAGAGAGCGTCTGAACTTCCGCACTTATCGCAGGGTTGGTGGGTGGTTGTGAAAGCCATGATTTAGGTATAGTTTTATTTGCATATTGTATGTTTTTCTTTTCGCACCAAGCAGCGTAGGTGGTGTTGCTTCCTTTACGAATCTTATTAAAAGCATTCATAAATACTA